TATTTGCATATATAAAAAAAAGCCGTACCTTTGCATCGCTTTTGAGAGATAAGGCGATTGAAAAATAAAAAAAAGATTCGGGGTGTAGCGCAGTCCGGTTAGCGCACCTGCTTTGGGAGCAGGGGGTCGTGGGTTCGAATCCCGCTACCCCGACAAAAGAAAAAGGCTTTGATAATCAGTGGTTTGATGCTGTTTTCAAAGCCTTTTTTATTATAAAAATCTTCATTTTATTGATTAAAAAAAAGGAATTTTTGCCCATCAATGGACACAAAAACTTATCCAAAACTTATCCTTTAATTTTAATCAGTATGGCAACTCTCAAACTAACAATTTTCAAAGCAAAAGTTTTAAAAGATGGCAGACATAAAATTAGAGTGGCCGTTTGCCATAAGCAGGAAACTTGCTACATTATCACTCGGTTTATCATAGATAATCTCTCCCAGTTCAAGAACGGACAGGTGGTAAAACGCCCGGATGCCGCAATGATAAATACAAAATTGCGTAATCTTCTCAATAAGTATCAGGAAAGATTGGACAAGATAGATAATCCAGGTATCTATTCATGTACACAGTTGAAGGATTTCATCTTAAGGGAATCTGTGGATACACAGGGGGAATCATTTAAGTCTGTGTGTGATGCATATATTGAGGAACTGTTTAAAAACAGTAAAACCAACTATGCTAATATGATGAGGGAAAGTGAGGCTCATTTCTTGAAGTTCCTGCGTGGGGATGTACGACTTGTCGATATTACCCCGGAACTTATAGAGCAATATGCAGCGTATCTTGAAAAAAAGAATTGGAGCCGGGCGACATTGGGGATAGTAATGAGAAATACGCGGACAATCATAAACAGGGCGATAAAAAAGAGAAAGGTTTCATATAATGTACATCCTTTTGTAGATTATTCTATTCCGCAATCTCCTGTACGCGATGTCAGTATCAGGCTGGAGTCTTTGTCCAAGATACTTAATGCTGAGGTTGACAGTAATTATCTGTCAGTAGCCAGAGATTTGTTCTCTCTTTCATTTTATCTCGGAGGTATTAATATGACTGACTTGATGGATATGGATTTTAGAAACTCTAGGTATATACAATACTCCCGTAAGAAGATTATGGGGCGGACTTCCAATGCAAATGTCATTATATTGCCTGTTCACGAGAAAGCAGCCTGTATTATAGCAAAATGGATGAATCCAAGAACCGGTAAGCTGGATTTTCATTATAATTTCACTTATAAGAATTTCTCTCGTCATATATCACGGGGAATAGCGAAGCTTGCAAAGGAACTTGGGATAAAGGAACGTGTGGTTTACTACTCCGCCCGGAAAACCTTTGCACAATTAGCTTCAGAACTAGGGATACCTGATGGAGTGATAGACTACTGTTTAGGGCATTCGGACAAGAGTAGGGGAGTGATACGCTATTACGCTAAGGTAAGGGAGAAACAAGCGGAAATAGCCATCAATCGGGTGATTGATTATGTGGATCATCCGGAGAAATATAAGGAGTTTTTGGAAATGAGAGCAGATATCATGCTGATGAAGTCCTAACTCAAAAATCAAGCGGTTATCTATAAAATATAGCCGCTTGGTTCGTTTACCGAATAATAAAAGAATATCATTTACTGTTTTCAATATTTGCTCTGATTTGTTTCAAAATCAGAAACGGCCCTCCCATCTTATAGTTCCCTAAGTTTTGTTTTGCTTGCATGATACAGGATTCAACAGTAAGTTTCAAATCCGGAGTGAAAGCGGATTTGTTAATCTGCATTTCTTTGGGAAGTTCATCAGCATGGTTGTTGAACCATACGATCATTTCATTCAATTCCTCTTCGGAATAAGATTCTTTTTTTTCAGCCATAATACATAAGTTAATGTTAGTTCCGGCAAAGATAACAAAAATAGCCCCGACTCATCACGAGCCGGGGCAGTCCAATTTATAAATTTAAAGTCTTATGATGAAGCTTATCTGTTGCGCCAATGTTTTACTATCAGCATAACAACAAGCAAAACGGTTACACAAACACAGACAAAACCGATTTGTTTAAGCAACGTGGATTCTTTTTTCTCTTTTATGGTTTCTGACCGGTTTTCCTCACGGGTATTGGAAGTGGTTTCCTTGTCAGCTTTCACTTCCGTACTGTCTTTGGTTGCAGTTTCCTTCCTTTTATTCTTGCTGAAATCACCTTCCACATGACCGTCTGCCAATAACGGAGGTTTTCCAGTCAGACTGTCGGGCGGTTTTCGGGTATCATAGATACGGAAATCAATTACATAGTTACCATTAGTGGTAATGAGTTCGCTCAAAGACGTACTTGATCCGTGTACGATATTGACAGATTCACGTGTACTATCTTTCTGTATAATCTTAGTGTCTGACTTGACAGATTTATGCGAGCTGCCACATGATCCGAACAGCAGGAACAGACACATGAAAGGAGCCAGCAATATATGCCGGCTTACCCAGTTCATAACTCTAACCAACATAAGAGATATCATTTATGCGGTTCATCCACCCCCGTTTGAACTTGTTGTTTGCTGGGCGTTTCCGGCATATATCCTCGATAAAGTCAAACCGGGCAATCTTAATCATGTCGAACAACTCACGCGGATTCTTGGCATTTACTGCGGCAATGGTCTTGGGACCTACAATGCCATCCATCGTAACACCAAGCAAGCGTTGAGGAATCTTAATTCCGTGCGCACCGGATGCCCACACCCAGTCCACAAGAATATTTGCCACAGATTGATCCTGTATCAAATCAGCTTTCCATCTATCCCAATAATGTGGTTTGAGTACACGATTAACAACGTCCTCACGAGTAAGCAGATGTAGATCATCCACATCTATGTCACCGTCACCATCCTTGTCATAGCCGCACGATTTCCATGTGCCGATAGTCACGCCCATATTGGTAGCCCCTCCCAAATCGTCAGGGTCATTTACAAAACCGCCTTCCCACTTTAGGATAAACGGTGCAAGTTTTCTTACGTCAGCCATACTATTCATTAATTATAATTATTCGATTTTATTTTCTTTGAATTCCGGCAGGATATATTGTATGTTGACCGCTGCTTCATGCAAGACCTTATGAAGTTCATCTTCATTCAAATCCGTTTCATCTGTAAACTCACAAAAGATATTTCCAACCCAATCTTGAGATGAATTAAGCCGTTTAATAGCGACGCTGTTGCATCCATTTGTTGATAATAGAGATTTGGCAACCTTATCCTTAACCTGGTTATCAATATCTGAGTAGAACATGAAAAGATTCTTTGCGAGATTTTCTGCAAAAACGGCCACTTCACTCATGGGAAGTGATTGGATGTTTTCACGCATTCCGGCTATACCTTTTCGTTTTACTTCGAACTGCACCGAAAGAAAAGCTATATGCCCTAAAGGATGGGGTTGTACGATATATACCCTGTCTGCTTTCGTTTCATAAAGTACACGCCACAGCTCACCGAACACCTTGGCGGAGTTCTCGCTGCGGTGGTAACTTCTTCTTTCCTCCTCTTTTTTAAAATATTCCACTTTTAAATCAGTCAGTTTGTTTTTGGTATACTGATTATAGGCGAAATAAGCTGCCAGCAATGTTCCGGCAGCACTAATAATGTTTGCAATATCTATCTCCATTACATTCACCGTTTAATTATTATATGATAAATTATTCATCCTGTTTCCTTTATTTCTCAACTGTCCCTATCTTTCCTGAAAAAATGCCGAGAATTTATATATATGCAAAATAAATCCATATCCATATTGCTTACTATTCATATTTCACTATCTTTGTCAATACTTTGTTGACCTGATTCTTTCAAAACTATTATTGATTGGATTTAACCTCCCCCCGTCAGACTGTGAAGCCAGACGGGGGATTCCATTATTCGACAGATAGACAATAAAAAAAGAGCCTGATGACAATATTTATTGCCATCAAGCTCCTGGTTACCCTGCAAAGATAGTGAAAACTATTCCATATTCAATCCATATTGAAAAAAATAATTAGGAGCAATATTTCGATTATCCGAAGAATTTAAAGAGTCACAATATTAATAGAAAACAAATAGGATTCATGAAATCTACCGGTTGTCTATAAAATCAGATGTTCTCAAGCCTTTATCGGGAAACATCTTTACTTTTTTCCTTTTCCTTTGAACATTTTTCAAGTCACGCACAATGGTGCTGGAAAGTACCTCCGAATAAATCTGTGTGGTCTTTACGGAAGTATGTCCGAGCAGCTTCTGGACTGTTGTAATCGCAACTCCCTGATGAACCAGCAGGGTGGCACAGGTATGACGGCTCACATGGTAGGTTATCCGCTTTTTGATACCACACAATCCGGCCAGCTTTCGAAGCTGCTTATTCACTTCCGAGTTACAAGGCAAAGCGGCAAAACTTCCGATATCCGGATAACGGTCAAGAATGCCCAATGCCCTGCTTTCAAACAGCAGATGTAACGGCAGACGGATTTCCACCCCTGTCTTG